GCCCAAGCTAATGCTCCACCAGCTTCAGTAGTTGGATATGCTCTTCCAGCTCCAGAACCTGTTGTAATTGAATAGTCATTAATGAAAGTTTTGTTTCCACCAACTGTATCTCCGATACTGAAAACGCAAGTAGCATTTCCCATCGCTGTTGGTTTATCAAGTACTATGTCAATGATTTGTGAGTTAGCTGGAATAACGACATTAGTAGAATTCGCAGTAGAAGCCCCACTCGCAAGAGTAGTTCCCGTTGAAAACGTTTGTGCCATTACTACTTGTCCTGTATTTTTAATATCAGATCCAAGAGTAGTTCCAGTTGTATTGTTGATCGTTCCCGCTTTTATCGGTCCCGAAAATGTAGTTGTTGCCATGTTTATATCCTCCTAGTTTTTTGAACATAGTCTCTAGGCCGTCGACTATACGCGTCTATGTTCTAATTAAATGTATAGTACGGGGAATATATAGTAATTTTAAATAGAGTGCAAGAGACCCTTGCAATGAATGTACGTTTTCAACGATGTAGCTTTTGTTTACGTAGCTACAGATACGCTTGGGGTAGCATCTTCAACTTTATTGACTGTTTGTGCCAACTTAGCCTCTTCCATCTTAATCTCATTAATTAGTTCTCTCACTCTGTGATCGATTCTAACCATATCGAGAGTATATTTACCCTCATTGAGATGATGTTGCTCCCAATCCAGTTCCAGTTTCCTTTTCTGTTTGTAAAGGTCTGAAAGTGTTTGCATTTAGGACCTCCTCATAGGTTATCCATTTAGCAGACTGACTTGTAAATCCGTCTTTTTCCCATTTTACACCTTTTTCTCCTAGTTTGTCAACTATTGAATTTTCAATAGACTTTGCGTTGTCTTCTGCTTCAACTACAAATCGCGCATGATACCCATACGCCCTGATATTAACTAGAAATTTTGTCATGATTATTCACACCTTATCACAAAAAAAAGGGGCTCGAAAGCCCCTTTTTAATTTAATTATTGTAACGATTATGTTGCGTTAGAACCGAAAACACCTCTAGGGTCTGAGAATCCGAATACGTATCTCTCTCTAGCTTTGTATCTTACGTTTCCTGTATCGAAGTCACCTTCCATTGAAGTTTTGATAGGTGCTCTTACGAAATGCTTAAGACCGTTAGGTACATCTGTTTTAACGAACCATTTTTTCGCAGAAGTTAAGTAGTGATTTACTACATATCCTTGCGGAATCATGCCCATTGACGCTACTGCGTTAATGTCGTTATCAGCTGTTCCTACTCTGCCAGCAGACTTCATCAGTCTTTCAGCAGTAAATTGTAAAGCAGAAGGGATTACTAATTTCATTCCTTGTGCTGCAATTTTTAGGCCTCTTTCATCAGTAAACGCTGCGATGTCGATCAACGCTTGTTCTAATGAAGTTTCGTTAAGTTCTGCTGCAGTTGTCAACTCATTTGATAAAGTTCCTGCTAATGTAGGGTGGTCAGTAGCGCAAAGCTCCTTACCATCTCCACCAGCATAAGTAGAATCAAACGCATTGTTTAATACTGCTGCTCCCTTAACTTGCTTCGTGTTTGCCATAGATCTTGCTAACGCTTTTGTATATCTAGACGCTAGTCTGTCATACAAGTTATCTTCGATAGCTTCTTCTGTGATTGCAAACGCTAATGCAATTGTTTCGTTAGTGTAACGAGCTGTGTAAGTCTCTTGCGCATCATCAAATGTTACGCCTTGACCTTCAGCTTTTACTGCCGCATTTGCGAAACCAGATAACATTACTTCTTCTTCAAAAGCTCTGTCAGATGTTTCTGTATCAAATATTTCAGCATGCTCGTTAGCATATTGTTTATACTCTAGTCCAAATAGTGCATTTAGACCAGGCTCTAGTTCTTTAACTAGTTGTGCTCGTGATATTGCCATAGTTATATACTCCTATTTGTATTAGTTATACAGGCTAGAACCCTTCATCCAAGTAACCACGAAGTTGCATCCTGCAGCTGTCTGGTCCTTGTTTTCGGGATCGTTTGCGTTTCTTACTGCTGTCAACATTGTTGTTGTAGCAGTAGAACCAACATCTAACGTAGAGATCGATTGACCATCTTTGTTATCTGTTGCTGTGTAGTTGTTCATATTAAAGCCTTTATGTGGATTAACTCCAAGAAGAGTATCCGCTAAAGCCGCGTCAGCTTTTACAACATATTCCTGATTAGGATTATCGTTGATAAAAGCTATAATGTCATTAGACCCAGTATTGTAGTCCACTGACGTTGCTTGTGATGCTACTATGTTGTTGGCGAAAGTAGGTTTTCCATTAGAGTCAATAAAAAATGCTCCGTTGAAAACACCTATTAGAAGAGCAGAACTTGCTGTTGTCCAAGAAGTTCCCCCTAATCCACCATCATCAGTAGTAGTAAAACAAGCGTCCTGTGCCATACCAGCTTCGCCAGCAGTTGCTCCACCGTCGTTTAACGACATTGGATCACCTTTGTTTGAAGCTACGCCAGGCGCAGTTTGGATCTTGTACTCAGATTGTCCTGACGTTGCTGGAGTATTTCCAACAGTCATTACAGCTCTCATACCAAATCCAGTTGTACTTGCATTTGCCATAGTTTTTTCCTTTTTATGTACCTGCTCCGAAGAGCCTCCAGTACGGGTTAATTTGTTGGGTAGGAATTACTAAATAATTAGCTTTTCTTTGAACCACCAAAAGTTACACTAGATGAAGATTCACTATTGAATTTCATCCCAGCTTGCCGTTCCTTCATAAGATCGTTATTAATTGCTTCTTCTTTATCTCGAGTTCTTTGTTTGTAGTACTCATCAATTTGAAGCGCGATCTCTTCTGGTATCCTTGCCAGCAAAAGGCCTCCTACTCCTATGACTCCTGCGTATTTACCTTCAGACATTTGTGGAAAGTCTTCATCTGGATATTCATCAGCTCTAACTAATTCGTATCCTTCTCTTAAAGACGCTGCAACATTTTTGGTATCTTGATACCCCATGCTTTCAGCTCTGATCCACTGATGTCTAAAACCTTTTGGCGCAGGTGGTGCATCGAGTGAGTTGGGTGGAGTCCAAGTCTTTTTAGCTTCTGCTTTAGACCTTGTTGAACTCGCACGTGAAGTTGTTTGTTTATCGTTTTTCATATGCTTATACTCCTTCCGTGATTTTTACTTGTTTTGCATAATCTTCGAGTGGCACACCTAATCTTTTAGCAATTGCTACCTGTGAAGGTGTGAGCTTAACAGTTTTTTTGCGTCCTTGGGGGGCTGAACGTTTAGCCGAAGCTACATTTTGAACAGGTTTTGTTCTTTCTGTAGTTGAACCATCTATACTATCAAATTTATGCGGAAATTCAAGTCTTATTCTTTTATCAACTTCTGCATAGTATTCATTAGTTTTTGGATCATATCCTTCTTCTTCTACAAGCTTTTTATGTATATCAAAAGCCGTATAAGTCATAGCTGAATCGTTACCAAACCAACTATTGTTAGAAGCCCAGTCCTCTGCTTTTGGATCAGTAGGTGCATTACCATATTGATCTTGAACTCTTCGTTGTGGATTAATATTAACCCTTTTTTCGGATTTTTGTTCCTCCACAGCTTTAAGTTGCCCTAGTCTTACAGCATCAGAAGATAATCTTGCGATATTTTCTTGAGCCGATACTTGACCATCCACATCTCCTGCTTCAATAGCAACTTTCAGAGCTTGTCTTGCAGCGTCCATATTTGTTTTGACTCTGTTTTCAAATTCCGAAACATAAGATTTATCAAGTCTAGAAAGTTTAGTTTCTAAAACTTCTTTATCTTGTTTAGCTACTTGAGCATAATTAACAGCCTCTTCTCTCTGCCTTTCTGCTTCTCTCATCTTACGAGTTAATTTAGCAATACGTTTTTGAACGCCTTCACTATATTTTTCTAACTCATCTTCTTTTTTCTCTTCTTTTTTTTCTTCAACAGGTTTTTCTTCTTTTGCTTCAACCTGTTCTACCTCTATTTTTTCTTCTACAGCTTCCTTTTTGGGTTGCTGTTCGTCTAAATTAATTTCAGTTGTTTTTTCATCTGAATCACCAACATCAATCAATTCTTTTTTGTTTTCTTCTGGCATAGTTCCTTCCTATGTTAAATATAATGAAGAAGGTCTTCTGGGTCTTTAATTGTACCCAAGACTTCATCATCGTTTATTATACGCACCTCTCCACCTTCTATTGGTAATCTTGAACCAGCGTATCTGGCAAAGATAACCCAATCTCCTTTTTTACACCAAGCGTCTTCAAATTTATCTTTATCTTTATACGCCGTGGGTCCCATTTTCAAAACATAACCACATGTTGTGGCAATTCTTGCTTTGTCTAATTGTTCTTGTGAAAATAAAATACCACCTTTAGTTTTTTCTTTGGGTGTAAATGGTAATAATAATAATCTATAACCAGAGGGTTCTGGTAACTGATTCATCAAATCAACGATGTTATCAGGATCTAATCTTTTTGCGTGGGGTTCTTCTTTTGCTTCTTGTTTGTATTTTTCTTCTAATGCATTGACATGTTTAGGAGTTTCCTTTTTGGTCTCCGATGTCGATAACGTTTCCTTGCTCATTTTTTTGCTCCTTATAGTTTAGCAGGTTAGAGATTTCCTGTAGTATTATTTGGTAGGCGTGTGCCTGTCCTAATAAATACTTGTATTTTTCCATATTGTCAACACCTCCACTCATCATTGTTTCTTCTATTTGAGATTCGGCCTTCTTAATAGCTTTTTTAATTTTATCTATTATTAAGAGATCTTCCATTATTTCACCCACCTTTCTATTAATGAAGTTTTTTCTTCTGCTTCTTTGATTTTATCTAATTGCTTATCTATTTCCTCTAAATGTTGGGGATGTTCGCCAATCCCAACCGGATGTTTAAGATAAATATTGATTATCGCCATTCCTTCCGCGATCTGTGCTTCGTATCTTTTTTTAAGCGCTTCTAACATTTTTCTCCTTTTTGTTTTGCGTCATATACCAAGTAGGATTAGTATACCTAACACCAGACTCTATCTTTAGTACCTTGTGTTTTATTTTACAACCTTCAAACAAAATTATTTTTCCTTTTTCAGGTTTAATAACTTTATTACCTACAACAGTTTCTCCACCTTTATAATCATCATTTAAATATAATATAGAAGTATGAGTATGATGATCAAAATCTAAATGTTCTCCTTGTCTTTCTTTTGTTGGCCATTTTACTATTTGTGAAAAATTTATAACAGTATCTTTAAAATATGTTCTAACTAAAAAATTTAATTCAGCTAATAAAATTTTAAAAATAGCATCTCCTTTTAAAGCTTCGGCCTCACAACGCATTATATGCGTCCCCTCGTGTTTTAATGTCCATTTGTCTTTATTATAATAATTTTTTTCAAAATTATCTTTATGATACTTTATAAAGTAATCACAAAATTTGTTATTTATAAAATTATTTTTTTCTACTATCATTTACTATAAAGTCTAGTGCACAGGTAATTCTTTCATCATCACATTTTTCAACTCCATGTACACATAAAGAATTAAAAAATAATAACATTCCATCTTTTTCTTCAATAATATATTTTTTGTTATTGTCTATAAAATATAAAGGGTTTTGTGTTGAAGATTTTACAATAAGAATCGAAGATAAAGCATCGGGTGTATGATTATGTGGTTTACAAAAATCTGTTTTAGAATAATAATTTACCCACCAACAAGATCTTTTAAATTTAGTTGAAGTATATTTTTTAATATATTTATAAGAAAAATTATAGAGTTTATCGAAAAATTTATATTTAGGTTTAAAACCTGAAGTTAAAGCGTTAACGTTCTTTAAATTTTTTTGCCATTTGTCTTTGTTTTTATAAACAAAGTTTTTAATTTCTGTATTTAATTTAGGATTTACAGAAGTCGCTTGTATATTTAACATTTTTTTGCGTGCATACACACGTTGTCTTATTTTTTCTTAAGTCTTCTATTTTTAAGTTTTTGTAAAAATTCTTTTTTCTTTTTTAAACCTAATGTAGGTTTAACACTTTTAATAGCTGCGG